GGCGCGTAATATTGCCGAGGTAGAGCGTCTAGGCATCCCTCATGGCGTATATATCTATTCTTATGCTACCGATACCGCAATGGCACAAAGCGAAGCGCAACACGTCCTTCGCCTTATCGCTGGGCGTTCGTTGCAGTATCCAGTGTTTTTTGATTCCGAGCAGAGCGGCACAGAGGGCGCAGCTAAGGCGTGCGCGGAAGCCTTTGGAGATGTAATCGAAGCCGCTGGCTATTGGTGCGGCGTATATGCTTCCGCTAGTTGGTGGAGTTCCAACCTCGCAGGTCTAGAGCGATTCAGCAAGTGGGTAGCCGCATGGCATGACGAATCACAGGGTCAAGCAGGCTGTGACATATGGCAGTACACCTCGGACGGTACAATTCCTGGCATTAGTGGACGTGTGGATACTAACGTTGTATATCGCGACTTCCCGTCAGAGATTGGCGGAACAGTTACTGCGACCACAACAGCCACCGCATCGGTAGACATTAACGCACTCGCTAATGATGTTATCGCTGGCAAGTATGGTGACGGAGACGCACGCAAAGCCGCTTTAGGTGCTAACTATGACGCAGTACAGGCAAGAGTTAACGAGATACTAGGCGCAACGTCTTATAGCGTTGGCGGAACTTATCGCTGTGTAGTCAATGGACTTAACGTTCGTAACGCTCCTAGCTTGAGCGGTAGCGTGGTGGCAAGCTATAACGCTGGCGAGGAAGTTATTCTCGATAGTTGGTACACGGTTGCTGATGGCTACTTGTGGGGTCGCTACACTGGACAGAGCGGCAACATCCGATATATCGCGCTTGGCTCTACTGGCAATCCCAGCGAGTACTTAGTACATTGCTAATAACAGTTTGGTGGTGTTAGCTTATGGACGAGACTTCTTATGACAACTTTAGGCGTTTAAATGGCGTTAAAGTATGGTCGAACCAACAATTAGACGATAGCGAGATACAAGCGTATATCGACCGATGGAAGGACAAGGGAGATACTCCGTTGGACACGCTGTATCTTTACGTGGATGGTGACGAAGTAGAGATTCGGGCAAGATTCGAACATGTGCCATTCGAGCGTATGCGTAGGATTACGGGGTATCTGGTTGGGTCGCTTGATAGATTCAATGATGCTAAGCTGGCAGAGGTTAATGAGAGAGTAAAGCATAGTGTATAATCGAAGCGTCAGAGAAAGGTTGTGACCTTTCATGAAAGAGGCTCCCACTACGGGAGCCTTATTTTTTAGAATGTCTCTACAAATTCGTACTGGTCATGATAGGCCACATCTATTGTGTGACCTTGCTCTGTGCATATTCGGTACACTTCACGAGTTAACGCGTTAACGTAACCAACGCTTGCCGTGTATCTGTCCGCTGGAGCATTACGAGCTTCATCTAATTGCGCTTGGCTGCGGTAGATATACACATAAGCAGAATCGCGACCGTGCGTATCCATCGCATCTATCAGCTTGTTACTCCACGCTTTGGCAGACGCATTAAAGCCAGCATATGCACGTTCAACCCAGCTCCACACATCATCGGGGATAGGATAGGGCATGTCTGGTCGCTCCCATCGCTTAACTGTCGTGATCGTGACATCGAATTCATTGGCGATGTCTGATTGGGTTAGACCCATCATCTCGCGCAATAAGCGGAACTTAGCTTCTGTTTTAGGCGCACGAGCGTCACCGAACACCTTAACAAAAGCCTCATCCATCGCGCGCTCGTTAACGTCACAGCTAGGATTAGGGTCTGGATTGTCGGGAATAGTGGACTTGAAGCGATGCCACATACGATTGCTAAGCTCGACATAGAAGCTCTCCAGATTGGCTGCGCTAGCCTTCTTGCCACGGCTGCGAAGATAATCTGCGACATCTTCTCCCCAACGTTCAGCGAGACATCTGTCATACAGTTCACAATAATTGAAGTTGTCCATGTTATCATCGAGAGCCTGGATGAAATTGGTAATCCCGAAGTACTCACTGTCAATCTCTGTAGGCTCGTCTCCGTCATATTCCAGCAGGGTTGCGCTTACGCATAATAATGAAGGCTTGTCTCCATCCTCGAGCAGAATGTCGCAGAATGCCTCTGCCATGTCCGAGCCTTGAATAATGTCGTTATAGAACTCGCGAGCTTCCTCTAGGCTGCCGAACTCCCACGGAGTGTCTGACCCAACGCCTCCGCCATAGCACATAGCCTCATTGTGTCCGTCTGCGATTCTTACCTGGTATTGCATGGTAGTCTCCTTCCTAGTTTATTTTTTCGATGCTCCACATGCGATGAGTAATAGCAGGGGTGAACTCTGCCCCGTCAATTGTGATTGTGTCGTTGCGAAGTGCGCTAAGCGGGAATCTCTTTGAGCCGATGTAGCGGTCGAAAACGCTTCTAGAGTTGTCGTACATAGCAGCTTCGCGAGTTACGAAGTTGCTCCATGCGCAATATCCAGCCTTGTAGCCTTCCCATTCCCATGAATCAATGTCGTTGTAACCGAAATACCAGTTGCAGTATCCAACGTGTGAGCCCCAGTGATTAGAATAACGAATTACTCCGTCCTCTGTGTACCAGTACTCGCTTCCGCTGTCGCTCACATAGTCTGGCTCGCGAGTGGGGATAGTGCACGGCGTGAAAACAGCCTCTGTCTCAATGAAGAAGATGTCCTCATAATTGCGCATTGTGAACTCCTTAGAATCTTCGGGAAGCCTTATTGCTTCCTCCTGATGTCACTAATTATACAGTACCCAAAGGGTACACGCAAGAAGAATTTTAGGAATTATGCGGCAAATCTCAAAATAATTCCCACTGCATGATTCAGCGGTAGGGGTTCGCTTAAATGTGCGTATAGACCACCACACGAACACAAGTCGAACCCGTCATTGTACGGGTTCTTTTTACATTTCAGGACATCCAGGGCGATGCGGACTTCCTCAAGTTCATTCGTTTCACCACGGAAGTTCAACGTAGCCACAGCGTACCCATCGAACAAGAATACCTGGTTAATATATCCATCTAACAACATGTCCTTATCATCGGCGGCGAACCCGTGCAACAGGAACTCGGTTACCTCTTCTACTGTTACATCATTGGTATTGGCCTTGAGTGTGGATAGCTCACACTCGATGCGTATTCTATCCTCTTGGAGCTGGTCTAGGCGTTCCTTCAAGCCAGCAGTTACAATGCCAGCTTCGGCAGCCTTCTCGATATTATGTATTGCATCCGTATTGCTCTTGAGCCTCGCTTTACAAGCATCCAGAGCAGCCTTGGAACTGCCTTCTTCTTGGTAGAGAGCTACCACGGCCTCTGCAATTCTCCTGGCAACTTCTGGGTTATCTGCAACCTCAAGCACAGCTTCCATCAAGGCATTCTCTAGCTTCGATTGTGGGATGGGTTTACGTCCGCAGCCGTCCTTGGTGTTGCAGCAGTAGTAAGTATACTTGCCACCATGTCTCCCCGTGCCTGATGTGCCGTGCATAGGCTGTCCACAGAGAGCACATATCAGCTTGCCAGTTAATGGGAATTCTGCGAAGTTGTCCATGTTCTTCTTCCTTCCAGCAGGAGTACTTGAGGCAGCACGGAATGTGGCCTCGTCTACAATCTTGGGCATACCGTCAGGAATTGAGGTGCCGTTATAGGAGTACACGCCGATATAGGCCTCATTCTTCAACATGCGGTTAATAAATGACAGATTGATTGGATTACCCTTAGATGTGCGGAAGCCACGACTGTTAAGCAGCTCCACTGCCTCGCGTCTCGCGTGCCCATGTGAGAGCATCGCGAATACTTCGCGCACTGCGGCGGCTTCTTCCTCGTTGATGATGTAACGGCGCGTTTGGGGGTCGGTGTCATAACCAAAGTACTTGTATCCGTTAGACATACACTTAGCAGCATTAGAGTTAAGTCCGCGAGAAATCTTGCGACTCATATCCAAGGAATAGTAGGCAGCCTGACCTTCCAACAACTTCTCAATAAGGATACCTTCTGGCGTATCTGGAATATACTCAAGCGCGGAGATTACACGCACTCCTTTGCGCTCTAATTGTTGCTTGTATATTGGCGCATCGTACTTATCACGGCTAAAGCGCTCCATCATGTATACAACGATGTAATCAGATTCAGGCGCGTTCTTAATCATCCGCTGGAAGTCGGGTCGATGGTCGTTTGTGCCGGACATTGCCGCGTCATGATAAGTACCTACAACGGTTATTCCCTCGCGCTCGCAGTATGCAAAGCACGCCTTGAACTGGTCATCAATACTAACCTCGCGTTGCTTAGAACAGGAGTAACGCGCATATATAACGGCTGTCTTGGGCATGGAATCTCCAACTTGTTCCAAAATGGAAATAGTTCAATCTAATCTAAAAAGCGGAATATTAGTCTAGTCGTTTAGCTTAGTCGTGGTCTAAGGTCGCAGCCTTCTTTTTGTCGAATTCTTCTTGTGTGATAACGCCTTCATCGAGGAGCTTCTTGTATGCGACTAAGTCCTCCGCTGTGTGCTTAGGCTTGATTACGAGTGCAACTATTAAGGCAGGAATAAACAGGAAGAACCCGAAGGCATAAAAGCCGCCATACGAGTAGCCTTTGCTTTTTGCAATACGTGCTGGAATCACCGCCAGCAGCAAAAGCAACACGATCAAAAATATTGTTGAGGTATCCATTCCCATAATCTTCATGTCTTTTCCTTCCTGTTATTCAGACACGGTTAATAATCCACGCGCCAACACAAGCAGCGTCTCGCGACCTCTAGCATCCAGTTGCGAATATATCTCTACTAATTCATCCTTGGGAGTTATTTCAGGCTCTATATCATCAAGCATCAGAATGTAATTAACATCGGTCAGGAACAACTTAGATACCTGGACAAGTTGTTCACCATTCATAACAGTGCGACCTTGCTCCCAGTTCCTATATGTACCCAGCGAGACACTAAGCGCTTGTGCGGCCTCCTTCTGGTTAAGACCAGCTGCCACTCTAGCTTCCTTCAATCGCGTGTTCATTGAATTCCCCCTTTGGTTGGAAGTCTGCGGCCTTTTTTCGATTGTACCAATTTAATGCACACTTTTACATATTTTTGATAGACAAGTACTAAAACTTGTCGTACTATTACTAACAGGTACTAACCTAATGCGTACTAAGAAGGAGGAAGTATGCCAACTGTTAACAATCTTGCATCCGAGCGCATCCGCTTGGGATTGAGCCAGACACAGGCTGCCAACGAATTAGACATCGGACTGTCTTGCATGTCGAAATATGAGAACAATCCAATGGCCATGCCAGGAGACTTCATCGTGCGAGCCGCCAGATTCTATCAGTGCAGTGCTGACTATCTACTGGGAATCAGTAACGAGAGATGCGGAGCTAGATTATGAGCTTAGACGAGTACAAAACTAAAGAGAAGTTCATTAACCAGCTTAACGTCTTATTACGCGACAGTGACGAGCGCTACAAGTTCCTTGAGACAGACCCGATGTACTACTACAACAACGGTGACCTCGAGTATGTCCACTTCAACGGAACTCGCTACAACGTAACAGGCGATTCGCTTACAGCGATGCTTAGCGACATCTTCGGATAGGAGGCCACATGGAGCAAGAGCAAAGATTCGCTCGAAAGATAGTTGAGCTTTTGGCCGAATGGAAGGCCAAGGGCAAGCCAAAGAAGCGCTAATGCACTGGACATCCAAAGAAATTAGCTACCTAGAGGCTCACGCGCACGAGGGGGCGCAAGCAATCGCAGAGGCACTAGGTAAGACAGTAAGTTCAGTGCAGATACAGGCGCATCGCTATGGGATAAGCCTCCGAAAAAGGTGGATATGCCCAAAATGCGGCGAGGAAGTTTACACACCGCTCGCGAAATGGACTGGATGGTGTAGACAGTGCACCACCGAGGAATCGCGAGACAAGGCGCTAAGAAAGAACGAGGAAGTTAGACGGGAGCTGAAATGGCAGGAAGCTAGATACGAGACGGCAAAGCGAGACCGCCAGCGCTTGTATGAGGACACACGGCGGACGAGGGAAGAGCTAAAAAAAGTTGCAAAAAACGAAAAACAAATGAAAAACCGCAGCTAGGGGGTCAAAAAATGCAAGAAAAAAATGTGCGCCGCAGCACCAACCGAAGCGCACAGGCTAATCGCAAGCCATCTAAGATTATACGCCATTGTGATAAGTTCACGCTTGGCATTCTAATAGCCATGGCAGTTCTGGCAGTTTTCTGCATCTACGGGATGGCAATCACATACCAGCTTGGATATTCCAACGGCGTTCACTACGCAACCACGTACCTAGGATAATCCATGATTCAGCAGTTCGTTATTGGCGGCAGGTTGCCAGGTCTCAACGAGTACACCAGACTTAACCGCTACAACCGCTATGAGGCGGCAAAATTCAAAAAGCAGACTCAAGAAGTCATTATTTGGGAAATACGCAAAGCTCGCCTCAAGCCGTTCACTAAGCCAATAGCGATTAGATACACATGGATTGAGCCTAACATGCGAAGGGATAAAGACAACATATCCTTCGCCCAAAAATTCATACAAGATGCACTGGTCGATGCAGGAATTATAACCAATGACGGATGGAAGAACATAGCATCCATAAGCCATACGTTCAGAGTCTGTCCGAGCGACCCACGCATAATAGTCGAGATGGAAGAAGTCAATGAAGATTACTAATACACTTGGCCTACCGCAGCCATTCGTTGATGCGGTAAGTAGGGATTACGTCTATACAGATAAACGCTACAGCGTCACGTCATTACTCAAGGGAACACGCGAGGCGATATTGCAACGCCGCCATGATGATGAAGTGGTGCAGGATGTAGCCGATTCGGTGTGGATGATTTTCGGTTCAGCTGTCCACTCTATTCTTGAGGACGGACAGGAGACCGATTCACAGCTCAAGGAAAACAAGATAACAGTACCTATGCCTAACGGGTATACACTCTCTGGAATATTCGACCTATACGATGCGGATACCAAGACGGTTACAGATTATAAGACCGCCAGCGTCTGGAAGGTCGTAAACAATGATTGGGATGATTACCGCAAGCAGCTTATGGCTTACGCATGGATGCTCCGTGAAATCGGCTTCGAGTGCGACCGAGGCGAGATAGTAGCACTCCTTAAAGACCACTCAAAGACTAAGGCTAAGACTACATCTGATTATCCGAACTACCCAGTTCACACAGTGAGATTCAAGTTCACCGATGCCCAGATTAACGAGTGCGGCGAATGGCTGGTTGACAAGTTTGCAGAGATTGAGCGTTGCGAACAACTGCCAGATGATGAGCTACCAGTCTGCACCGATGAGGAGCGCTGGGCAACCGCGCCTAAGTGGGCAGTTTATAAGGTCGGCAATAAGAAAGCCTCGCGCCTTTTAGACAGCCTCGAGGAAGCTGAAAAATGGGCGTTTGATAACCTCCCGAAGGCTAAGACCGAGATTGTTTTCAGACTAGGCGAGGACAGGAAGTGCGCTGAATATTGTAGTGTGCGCGACTTCTGCAATTACTGGAAGGAGAACCATGGCAACAACTAAGGCGGAGAAAATCGACACCATATCAGCTAAGTTCTGCCGCGCTTGGATAGCGTGCAAGAACCCAGAGCTTGACGGCGTTAATCCATTCTATTCACATGAAGGTAAACCCTTTAAATATTCAACACTCCGCGCGACATTGGCGGAGATTCGTAAGGTATGCACAGCAGAGGACATCTGTTATAGGCAGGAAGTCACCGAGGAGAATGGCCAATATATCGTCAAGTCCTCTGTCATGGACGAGAACGGCGAAGCAATGGCTATCTCTACCTTCCCTATTGATAGATGTAACACTCCTCAAGCCTTTGGGTCGGCTCTTACCTACACCAAGCGCCAGCAAGCTCAAGCTGATTGGGGCATCACTGGAGAACCTGACGATGATGCGAATATCGCATCAGGTGTAACTGGCCAACCTAGACAGCAACCAAAGGCACAGCCTAAGCGACAGCCAGCACAGCAGCAAGCGCCCAAAGAGAGCAAGCGTAAAGCTATGCTGGCGCGAGTTGTGGAGCTGACAGCTAAATGTACTGAAGCTGGAGTTAAGGCTGAATCATTCAGCGAGTACCTACAAGCTACATACAAGGTTGCAGAGCCTAGTCAACTCACCGATGAGGCGCTTATTACCTACGGCAAACACGTATCAAGCATCTTGGAGAGCACTCAAAAAGTAAAGGAAGGAAAGTAATGAAAGAATTCGTAATGGATGGCTATGTGCAAAAGGACGTACAAGTTAGAAGCACTAAGTCGGGTAAACAGGTAACACAGTTCGCTTTGAACTCGCCTACTCGCGTTAAGGACGTTAACGGGCAGTTCTCTAACGAGTCGCAGTACTTCGACTGCATCTATTGGCACAACTTCGACAATGACTTCCGCGCAAGGTTTATTCAGCCAGGCGCAAAGTTAGTTATTAAGGGCAGATTCCAACAGCATCGTTGGGAGAATAACGGCAAGAAGTTCTACAAGGTCGAGTTTGTCGCAGAGGATATCTGGAGTGTAGGCGGTCAGAAGAACGAAGCTCAACAAGCTCCAGAGTACGCGCCAGATGTGCAAGCTGGCTTGTATGACGAAGATATTCCGTTTTAGTTTTTGATCATAAACATCCAAAAGGGAAAGAAGATAGATATATGTCATTCACTTGGTTTGACAAGTTCAGCGAGGCAATTGAAAGGATACCCGACCAGGGGGATAAGGATACCTTCACGCTCGCACTTGTCAACTATGGAATCACAGGGGTAGAGCCTGAATTGCCGTACCCGTTAGACGCTCTCTTTGCCATCTGTAAAGAGGACATCGAACACAGCGTTAAGGCTCGCACTAATAACACTGGCGGACGGCCTAAAAAGACCAAAGAAGAAGAACCCACGCCAGAACCAGAGGTTACCGAGGAGGTTACAGACGAGGTTATAACCGAGGATAAAAACCCCACTGAAAAACCCCACCTAAAAACCCCACCTAAAAACCCCACCCCAAAACCCAATACAGTACAGAACAGTACAGAACAGAACAAAGCAGAACAGAACAAGAGGGAGAAGGCGCAAAAAATGCGCCCACCCACTCCAGCGGAGGTCGAGGAGTACGCCAGAGGACAGGACGAGACCATCAATGCAGCCGAATTCTGCGACTACTACGCAGCTCAAGGCTGGAGACTGTCCAACGGAAACGCGATGAAGGACTGGCGAGCAGCTGCCAGACGATGGATACGCAGCGAGAGGGGGGGCACGCATGGAAGTAGCGGAGAATTCGCAGCCTACGCCTAAGTGCGAGTTCTGCGGGCGCGAACTGCGCAAAGTCGCAGTCTGGCACAACTTCCACACCTACCTTGAGTGCGATTGCGCAGCCTCTAAGGCGGCCTCAAGGCAACAGGAGCTAGAAGCGGTCAAAGCGGACGAACAGCGACTCCAGAGAGCTTACCATCGAGCAGGCATTCCAGAGCGCTACATCAGCGAGGACACCGAGGCAGACTTGGCAGAACTTGGCGGAGGGTTGTACCTTTTTGGAGCGTATGGAACGGGCAAGACCTACACTGCATCAGCCTATGCGAAGGAAGCCATAGACCGAGGCAGAACGGCTAAATTCGTCACCGCCTCGCAGGTAATCTCGACAGTTTTTGACCGAGGCACCTCAAGCGAGGACATGTACGAAGCGATGGTTAGAGCTTGGCTTTTGGTTGTGGATGATGTGGAAAAGTTCGGCATGAATGAATCGGCGCTTGCGGTGTTGTGGCGTGTGGTGAACGACCGCTACAACGCTTGCAGACCGCTTATCGTCACCAGCAACTATCGCCGTGACCAGATGGCTGCGAAGCTCGCAGAGGTCAACAAGGACTTTGCGCTATCCATCGCCTCAAGATTGGTGGAGATGTGCAGAACGATTGAGTTCACGGGGGGTGATAGGCGTGTATCAGCCTGACATGCAGCAGCTCCACGGATTGAGTATCCAGCGAGCAGAGCTTTACGGCAAGCCTAACCTCGGTTGCAGCTATAAGGGTAACTCGCGCTATATGCTCCATGGGGATGTATGCGTAATCTGTCGCAAGCGTATGGCTGCTAATGCGCACCACATTGCACCCAGAAGCTCGGGATTGTTCGTGATGGACACCGAATGGGGGCACTTCGTGTTGAAGTCTCCGCTCTTTGCCTTATGTGGCAGTGGGTCTACTGGATGCCATAACGACTTTCACGGTGGCGCACGCTATGAAGTTGAATGGCAGTGGGATAACGATGTCTGGGCGAAGAAATGGTGGAGCGGCTGGATGCTAGCGCACGGGTATCTACCTCACTCGGAGAGGTTATTCAACTGCGGACAATACGTAATTAAGGATAAAAAGTTAGGCACCGAAACGGTGTACAGATAGGAGGACAACATGGCATTAACTGACGAAATGAGTAATTGGATTAACGGCCTTACAGCCGATGGGCGTGAGACCTTAAGGACACCAATTCGCACGGTTGCAGAAGATGTGGGGTTGCGCGACATGGAGGACTGCACGGACGATGAAACGTTCCTATGTATTCTGGCAGTACTGTCCGACCGCATCGAGCGTGAGTACTTTCCGATTCCAGAGTTCGAAGATGGAAAGATAGTTCGTTGGGGTGAGAAGGTAGTCAACTCTAAGACTAGCGAGGCTGTAAGGGTCGCGGAGATTAGCTACACACTTGCTGGCCTTGTGACTGTGTATGGAGCTGCGAGACATGACAAGCTGTCATTCCCAGAAGGCCATAAACTAACACGCTATGTTGAGCCTGATACGCAGGAGAAGATAGACGCTGACGCTCACAAGACTTCTTGTGAATATTTCGATGTTCCAGTGCCAGGTAAATGTAGGGAATGCCCTAAAGAACTTGGGAATTGCTGCCCTGAAATGATGCTTGACCTTCTCCGCCGCCAAAGAGAACTAGACGGGGTGGCGTAATGCAGTACCAATTCCCAGAGAATAAACAAGCAACCAAAACCACACTCCGCAACCAGATGAATAAGGTATGGGAGGAAGTACTAGAGCTTAATAACGAGGTAGATGCCAGTATTATCAATTCCCGTGCAATATGTCGCGAGGCGTGGGATGTGATTCAAGCTGCGGAAGGCGTGTTACGTAAGTTCCCCGATGTAATTGTTGAGAATGCCTACGACTCGGTTGAGATGCGCTGCGAGGTGCGCGGAGATTATACGGATTACGAATTGGGAACATTAGAAGATGGCTTCCACATGGGCGATTGGGTTGTTAACAAGGTAGATGGAAAGATAGGGCGTGTAGCTGCCACCAGCAGAACAATCGTGTTGGTCTGCTTCAGAAACGCTTGTTTAACGGCGGATGGATACAGCCAAGGTTGCTTAAGGCTTGCTACACCGCAGGAGATAGAAGATGCTCCAACAGGTATAGGCTATCACCGATTCGATGATTACTGCGAGGACGAGGAAGATGGAATCTGCGAAAGCCTATGCAGATGTAATGCCAAGCGAGTAATGAGGGAGGCGCGCGATGCTCGAGAGTGATTACAAGTATGGTGATTATGTCTGCAATATCAACACAGGAGAAATTGGCCGTGTAGTTAGACCAACCGATGTTTGTGACGATGATGCGTGGTTTGTTTGTTGGCATTGTGGATGCACTGCGGCTGCAACTCCTGAATGGATGATGCGACCAGCCGCCGAGAAGGAGATACTAACTGCACCTAAGGATATAGGGCATCATAGGTTCGATAACTTCTGCCCTGACTATATTGAGGATTGTTGTAAGCATTGTTGCGGAGATAAGGCGGCGAAACATGAGAGTGTTTAATCCTTCGATAGATAAACGGTATACGGATATGTGTCCATATTGCTGCGAGCGTCTAGTTGTTAACCCGTGGGACTTAGACCAATTCCAAGAGCTTGACTATGATTCGCTCGGGGTCTGTCCTAATTGCGGAGGCCAAATACAACTCTGTACAGAGGTCTCGATAGAGCCGCTTGAGTGTTGTATAGATTGCGAGCGGTACTGGGGTACTTGCTGTGAGTACAACACGCCATGCGAAAAAGCGCTGGCGAATAAGGACTGCAACCGAGATTGCAGCAGCTGTCCTGACCAATACAACTCAAAGAAGTGCAAAGATGCTGAATGGCACGAGCTCTTATCTCAAGCAGCGGCAAAGGATGTGGCCAAGTGATTATATATGGCAACCCTGGCACAGGTTATGCGCACAACACTCCACAGCCAGACTACACAGACAAGCGACTAGAGATTCCACTAGAGAAGCCAACTGCCAAGACCAAATGGAAGATAACCGTAGACTACCGAGTGTTCTATTCGATGAAGCGAGCAGCCGATTGTATAGACACAACAATCTTCAAGCTACAAAAAACACTGGACGATGGCCTTGAGGAGCTTAACGGCTACAAGATAAGACGGGAGGCATACCATGCCGATGCAGATTAAGAACTTACAAGTAGGAGACATTATTCACAATGATGTATCAGGTCATGCAGTGTATGAGGTGATGCAGATAGATTCCCACAGCTTGGAAGTATCGCTCAAAGGATTAGAGCGAAAGAACTTCCGTCTGATGGATTGGGAATCGCTAGAGCATTATTGGAGCATAGGTAGACCACAGAAAGGATGGAGTGTTAACGAATGGTAAGTGCATTATATGACGGCATCATATTAGGGATAGGGATGTCAGTAGGTGTAGTGTTCGTTGGATTGTTGGTGGCGGTTATTGTCTCGGTAATCGCATTGATATACACACTCGTGGACAAGCTAACTAACCGATAGATATTGTAAGCGCCTTACGTGTTGGGCAGTGGGTCTCCTTCTCCTTCCTACCTACTGCCTGATATGTAGGGCGCTTTTTATATGGGGGAACTATGAAGATATTCTGTGCGAAGTGTGGGCGAACACATCCTAAGGGGGTAAGGTGTGATTGTGAACCGAGACCCAAGCGCAAGCCTACCGCAGCTGATAGATTGAGGAACTATAACGAACCTTGGCGGAAGAACTACAACGAGGACTATGCGAAGGCTAGGCAGGTAGTCATTGCAGCACAGCAAGGCAAGTGTAATGAGTGCAGCGATGTGTGCGCTTGGTTCGATGGCTCTAAGTGGCGGACAGCTGGCATGGGTGGAGAGGTGCATCACAAGGTAGCGTTGTGTGACGGTGGAACGAATGAACCGGGTAATTTAGTGCTGGTCTGCAAGAAATGCCACTGTAGACTCGACTGTGCGAGGCGGAAGAAAAATAAACATTAGAGTGTTATGATCATAAACCCCCTACCCCATCAGAAAATTAGAATTCCGCTTCCCCTTCCCCGCGTTTGCTCTTTTTTTTCTGGTCTCACAAAATTGGAAGTTGGGGGGGTGCGCTCAAAAATACAAGTTGTCCCGTTAAGCATGTCCCGCTATCTCATATAGGCGCAATAATCCTTTCAATCTAGAAAGGAGAACCCATGAGACCACAACCAGAGCTCAAGATTTACGAGGTGGCAGTAAAAGACCTCATTCCATACGCGAACAACGCGAAAAAACATCCAGGCAAGCAAATAGACGAGATAGCCAACAGTATCTCCGAGTTCGGCAATTGTGACCCAGTGGCTGTGTGGCACAACGAATCTGACGAAATGGAGATAGTCGAAGGACACGGACGAGTTCTGGCGCTCCAAAAACTAGGCATTAAAACCGCTCCAGTAATCTATCTCGACCACCTGACAGACGAACAACGCCGAATCTACACTCACGTACACAACCAGACCACGTTAAGCAGTGAGTTCGACTGGGATGCACTTGTAGAGGACATGGACAACCTTAACGCCGATTGGGATAACTTCGGCTTCGAGGCTTATTCTATGAAGGACTTCGGTTCAGATGATGAACATCTGATTGACCAGGACTTTTTAGACGTTGATAAGGCCGAAGGCAAAACGTGTACATGTCCTTCGTGTGGGTTCGAGTTCGAGGTGCGCTAATGCTTTTCGGTATTCCTTACATGGGCAGCAAAACCAAGATTGCGCCAGCCTTGTTAAGACATCTTCCAAACGGTGAGAGATTCGTTGATTTGTTCGGGGGGGGTTCGCTATGAGTCATGCAGCTTTTCTCTCGCGTAAATACTCTAGTGTGTTGTATCAAGACTACAATCCCCTTATAGTTGAGCTCGTGCGCGGCGGACTGGCTGGAGAGTATAACTACAACCGATTCAAGCCAGAATTCATCACCAGAGAACGCTTCGAGGCAGAAAAAACCACTAACGGTTACATAGCCACAATCTGGAGCTACGGCAACAATCCTGGCAAGCAATACATGTTCAGCAGAGAGCTTGAGCCGATTAAGCATATTGCGCATGACTTTGTGGTGTTTGGTAAAGGTCGCGAGGCCTGTGAACAACTATCCAAAGGCTGCACCAAGGCCGTAAAGTCCTCCGATATACACAAGCGGCGCATGGAATTTTGTGCTTTTTTTCGTAAGCAAAAAAAGCGTTTAGACCTACAGCAACTAGAGCGACTAGAGCGACTACAGCAACTAGAGCGACCGTTAATTGAGGTCAAGAACGCTGGCTACCTAGATTACGACTATCAAGACGGCGATATTGTCTATTGTGACCCACCATATGAGGGCACAGCCGAATACAAGGGCAGCTTCAATAGTCAAGAATTCTATAAATGGGCGTACAACGCCGAATATCCAGTCTGGTTTAGTTCTTACAAGATAAGCGACAAGCGATTCAAGCTGGTATTCGCTAAGGAGCTGCGGACAACATACGGTCAAGGGAACGAAGCGGTCAACTATGAGTGTCTATATGCTAATCCAGCGGCGGTGAGCCTATGATTAGGCAATGTGAAATCTGCGGCAAGGAGTACGTGGCACAACGCAAAACCTCCCGTTACTGCGGCGATACATGCCGCAAGCGTGCGTTGCGCGGATATAACACAGGTTCAAGCGATTCCCCTTCTGTAACTCATCAAATGACCAAGCGAGACATCGACAGAACTATAGAACAAGCTCACATCAGCGCAGCTGACTTATCCCGCGCATCCATGTGCGCTACAGCTCCTCTGTGCGTGGCTCTCGGTAATGCTGCGGCTAAGTTCGAGGCAGCACTAAGAGAGGAGAATTTATGAAGGGAGCAAAACCCAAGCAAGATGCTATTCGCCGCGGCGTGAAGGATGCTTACAACAAGATAACAACCGAGCGCGTAGGCGTAGGTATGCCTAGCGACATCGCACAAGACCCAGTTCAGGCGGAAATCTGGGCATGGATTGCGCCACCCGTGAATCAGTTCAGCGAGGCGGATATACCTAACATTCGCTTATTGGTCTACTGGCACGCGGTTGCAGCTCAAGCAATGACGGTTTTACACTCGGATAGCGGCAAGATAAACATCTTCGACAAAATAGGCGTAAAGCCATTCAAGGACGGCAGCGGTCGCGAGGTGCCATTGGTGCGCAAGTCTCCAGCATTACAGGTGCTGAAAGAAGCTAGTGCAGAGATACGCGCCTTGTCTGATATGTTGGGTGTGTCTCCGTTGGCTAGGTCGCGCATTGGCTTGATGGATGCGCAACAGGTCAAGACGGCGGCGGACACCGCTAAGATGTTCAGCTCGATAGATGCGGCTTACGACCTACCCGAATCAGAGTACGAAATAACAATCACCGAGGCAGAGTATGAAGCGCACAGAGACTAGCTACTCTCCAGAGGGATTGAGAATTGCGCGAGACTATGAGAGGTGCTTATCCTCTATGTGCCACCATGTCGCGAACGATAGCTACTATGGACAGCCATTCCTTCTTGAGCCATTCCAGCGCGAGAATATATGGAAGCCGATATTCGCGAGCGGTGAGATGGTTGATGGACGGTTCCAGCGCAGATTCAAGCGCGTATTGCTTGGATTGCCGTCAGGCTTGGGTAAAACAGAGCTTGCGGCGGCATTGGTGCTGACGATTGCAACTATGGAAGTCGTGCATAACGGCGAATACGGCGTTGTGGCCTCGACTATCGACCAGGTGCAGAAGATATTCGACAAGATTAAGACTATGATTAGGCTCAACGACCTCTGGGCGCAGCAGTGGGAGGCCACCAAGGGAGTAATCCAGCACAAAGAGACCGGCGCAAAGATAATCGTATTCCCGAATAAGGCGGATGCGCTCGAAGGCTGGCATCTTAATGTGCTGATATTCGATGAGCTGCACGTCTACCGAGATGATAAGACATGGGCATCAGGTCTTAAGGGGCAAAAAGTCCTCAATAATCCGCTTACAATTGGCATCACAACCGCAGGCGAATCGCGCGAAGGCTTCCTTTGGGAATTATTGCAGAAGGTGGATAAAGACCCAGCCATGTACACCTACTGGCTCGGACTGGATGATAAGGATAATATCGAGCATAAATCAGCATGGAAGAAGATGATGGTTGCCTCATGGGTTACATGGGAATCGATTCAAGACCAGAAAAACTCTGCATCCAGCCAGACATCCTTTGAGCGCTACACGGCTAACCGCTTCCCTTCCACTAAAGGCGGTTACTCATGTTTTAAGGAATCACAGATAAAGAGTTGCAGTCGCTACAAGAACGAGTTTGACTTCTCGCAGCCGTGGACGATGGGCATAGACGGCGCAACGTCTGGAGATGCGTTCGCCATAATTGCTTATCAACAAGTGGAGAAAAACGGAAAAATCATCGAGAATACGGCGGAATGGGTATTCGATGAACCAGACCCAGAGACGGGGCACTATAAGCTATCAGAGATAGAGCAGCTTATCTCCTACTTAGCTAATGAGCACCAACCAGATGTAATCGCGGTAGACCCAAACAGGCTAATCCTTCTGGCTAACCACCTAGAGGACACTTACGGACTGGAGACGGTAGCTTTTCCGCAAAACAATGCGACCATGTGCGCGGCTTCTAGCTTGGTGACTAATAGCGTCAAGGACAAAACCTTGCGTTTGAAGGGTTGCCCGAAGCTGCAACGGCATCTACTCAACACGGTTGAAGACGATAAAGGCGCGTATGGTGTTAGGTTTGGAAAAAATAAGAATCGCGACAAGATAGACGCTGCAATTGCGCTGGCACTGGCAGAGCTGGCGTATCACAAGTTGCTTGAAGGGCAGACGGAGTACGTGCCACTCAATGACTAATCTCACGCACGGGCGATAATCCATTCAGAATTGAAAGGAGCGCCCGTGGGCAGAATCTGGAATGCCATAATCGGCAAAGAAGAGACGGTGGTACAACCACAGTTAACCACCATAGACACGCCATTGCTAAGCCTTAACACTGTAGGCGGCTACGGTGCGCTAATGAGCGTTGATTATGCAGCTTGTGAGCAGACTAAAGCGCGCTCGCTGGCTTCATTACCTATAACAGTTGTCAAGGATGGTCGCGAGCGAGTGCCGAATCATCCATTAGTGAAGCTCCTCAACGGTATGCCTAACGAGGACATGACAGCAATTGACTTCCTGAATTGGCATCGTCTACGTTGTGACACCTTCGGCACGGCCTATTGGCGCATTGAGTGGTATAAGAACGAGATTCAGCACATCTATCCAGTTACTTGCTCGGTCTATCGTGATTATGACCGCAGCCGACCAGAGGGCAGACGGACTGTATACAGCCTAGGCGGAGACCAGTACACACCAGCTGGCAATTATTTCTATGACGAGATAGTTGCCATTAAGACCAACATCACCAAGAACGGCACGCAAGGCGTGTCGCTGGCGAAATTGGCAGCGGAAGAAATCGGCTTGAGCGTTGATTTAGAGCTTTTTTATAAGTCAATGCTCAAAAACGGCAATCACCACTTCGGACATGTTGAATTGCCTCCAGGCAAGATTAACAAGGAGCAGGCAGACGATTTAAAGCGTGCTGTGGACGCGAAAACAGGCGTTAACAACGCAGGAAAAACGCCGATATTCAGTCAGGGCGCAAAATGGGTCACAGATACCATGTCCATGAAGGACGCATCCCTTATAGAGCAACAGGAATGGGTGTTAGACCAAGTTTGCAGGGCAACTAATGTTCCCCCATGGAAGGTGTACAAGACCACGGGCACAACTTATTCATCGTCACAACAAATGAACATCGACTATGTGACCGACACCATGATTCCAGACGTTAGAGCAATAGAACAGGCGTTCACTCCAATATTTGAGGCTCGCGGCGAGAGTAATCACGCGCTCAAGTTCAACTTGCGCGGCCTGATGCGTGGCGATGATGCCTCACGCTCTGCATATTATCGCGAAATGGTCTACAGCGGCACATATACACGCGCTGACGTACGCGAGTTCGAGGATATGAACCCGATTGAGGGATTAGAGAAGCCATTACTACCGCTTAATTACGGCACAGTTGAGCCAGATGGCAGCGTAACGGTCTACAGCAACAATACCAAGCAACCAACAGACGGCAACCAACAGAAGGGTTAATTATGTTTAAGGTTACGAACGAGGCAGAGGCGGTAAAAGTCTACATTTACGGCACCATTGGTTCAGATTGGTGGGATGAAGAATCGTCTAATACAGCAAAGGACTTCAGCAAGACATTAGATGAGCTCTCGCCGAAGGATGTAGAGCTTCACATCGACAGCGGCGGGGGTGACGTGTACGAAGGCTTCGCCATTGCGTCCGCGATTGAGCGTTATGAAGGCAAGGTTGCGGTGTATGTAGATGGTCTCGCAGCTTCCGCAGCATCCTACATCGCTGCCATGGGCGATACAGTCACCATGAATGATTACGCCTTCATCATGATTCATAATGCGTCCACCTTTGAATACGGCAACAAGAACGACTTCCGCACGATGGCAGAGCGTCTAGACGGCATAGACAATTCAATCGCGTTAATCCTGGCTAACCGCAGCGGACAGACAGTAGAAGATATTAAGTCCGCGATGGATGCGGAGACATGGTACACAGGTGCGGAGGCGCTTGAGGCTGGCTTATGCGATGAGGTTATAGAGACATCTCAACGATTGGCAGCTTGTCTGGATGCAGAAGTAGCGAAGGACTACATGCATATTCCAGAAGCAGTGAACATCGCGCAGACAGTCGAGGACGCAGAGCCAGAGCCAGACCCAGTAGAGCCAGAGCCTACGGACGAATCTCACGAGGACACTACTATTACGGAAACAACGGTTGCAAAGGCTGCAATCGTGTTAGGAAATCGCATCTATCGAAAGGATGAGCCGAATGAAAAACTCTAAGCAGCTTTTCGCCGAACGCCAAAGACTGGCGGACAACCAAGCGGCCTTAGTAGCCGAGAACAAGACCGATGAGGCACTTGTTGTCGAAGGCCAGATTAAGCAATTGGACATCACTCTTGAGCATGTCCTCGATGAGGAAGATAAGCTCCGCAATGAGCTTAAAGTCGCTAAGAATTCTACTCGCCTCGGTGAGAGCGTACTTGGCGCACGCGATGAGTTCCGTGGACTTGAGATGGGATACCGCAACGCTACATCTGTAGTGACTGTGGGCGCACCTACCGAGATTGAGTTGGCTTTACCTTCCAAGTCTCCATCGCTATTCAACAACTTCATCAGCACCATTCCTTCAACTCCAGCGCAAGGCGATGTTCATTACAAGCAACGCGCTGCACAGACTGGCGAGGTTGGTACTTGGGGCGGCGTAACCGATGGCACTTCCGCAACTAAAGCTCAAGTTATCTATGCTTGGAATGACGCAACAGCCGTCAAAGAGACAATTGCTGGTTACGTTCCAGTATCTAAAGACACTCTCCGCGACTATGACGAGCTCATGGGCATCATCGAGAATGACCTTGTGCTTGATGTGCGCGAGGCAACAGACGCTCGTTGTTTGAAGGGCTCTAACTCAAGCGGTATTGTAGGCGCAATCAACACTCCTGGCATTCTTATCTTCGCCGATGCAGTTGGCGGATTGTACTTCGAGGCCATCCGCAAGATGCGCACTAAGGTAATGACCACCGCACGCCGCATCCCTACCCATGTTTGCTTATCGCCAGAGATTAAAGAGGCAATCGACCTCTACAAGACCGAGACTGGCCTATATCAAGCCATTTCGGGGGATACTCTCTGGGGTATGCAAGTTATCGAGGACATCAATTGCGATGGCATCCTTGTATATGATTCCTTCGCTTCTCGTGTACGTCCAGTTCACGGCTTGACCGTTGAGGTTGGTTATTACAACGACCAATTCATCAAGAACGAGCTCTCAATCCTTGCAGAGCAGACAGCAGCATATCAGGTTATCTACCCTGATGCTTTGTGCTATGCGACTAAAGAGAATCTGGACAAATAATGTTTGTCTGCGATAAGCGCATAGAACGTGACGGTCGATTGGTCTGCTTTGAGGGGCAGACCATGACCGATTCAGAGGCGGAAGCGCTCGGACTTCTCTCTATTGAGGAGCCTGAAAAGCCAGTAGAGGCACCCACCAAAAGTCGCAAAACCAAGAAAGCTGAATAGATGCTAGTAGCGCCAGACACAACACTTACTATTGCGGCCAACGAAGCCGTCACTCTCGAGCTTGATACTGACGCGGCTATTACGGCCGTGCGTGTCCTCCCGCGGTTCGGAGATAGCCAGCTTATCGATTGCGCAGATGGCCATTTCTCCTTCCCTCTGTCATTGAGTGCACCTAATTATGTCGACATCGAGTGGTTGGTATCAGGCTCTAGTGTGGCGGCTTATAAAACAGCCGCTAACGTTGTGTCTAGGCACTATTGCAGCATTAGCGACATCATGAACTATGGAGACGGTAGAGACATCTTCGACACGCTGCCAGAAGAAACCTTGTGGGCAGCTCGACAAGCTGCGGAAGAAGTGTTCGAGCAGGCCGCTGGGCGTTCGTTCGTGCCTCGTATAGGACGAACCAAGGACTACGGCAGAGACGAGCTTCTAACGCTTGAGCATTGCGATGTGACAGAGGTCTTAACTGATGGATACACACAGGTATCAGGCACACAGCTAGAATGCCAGCATCAAGGCGCATATCCTCGATTCGTTGAATATATATACGGACGCGATTCAATACCAGCCGAAGTATCAAGGGCAGTATTGACGCTTGCCACCTACACACTGCGTCCGAGTAATCGACCAATCGGGGCAACTGGCGAGAGTTCAGAGGCTGGATACATCCACTTCACCATCGCAGGGCGTGACGGAGCGACATCTATTCCAGAGGTTAATGCAGCTATTGAGGCGTTCGGCTTCGGAGGTCACTTAGCATGGTAGAGGCATTAAGGAGTAGGGATATTCTGGCGGATAGGCTGCGGAGGTGCTTTGAATCGGCCGATGTGCTGGCTCTATATGGGGATGCGATGATTCCGCAAGTGTATATCGGCTTCCCCGAGAATGAGCCGCCAGCCTATATCGCGGTTGATGAGATAGCCGACAATATAGGCACAAGCGGCGGAGCATCCATGGGGCATCAGCAGATTAACTGGAGCATCAATCTATTCTTGTTTGCGCAACATGCGAGTAGGGATAAAGTGAACGCCACGTTAATGAGTTATGTCGATGTAGTGATTAACACGATCATGGCAGACCCAATGCTAGCTGGCACAGTTGACAACTCCACAGTATCCATGGGTGCAGCGTCTACTTCGGCAGATAGTTCCAAGTATTACATAGCAGCAGCACAGCTAATTGTTAACTGCACGCGATATTCAGCGTGTCCAAGCGAGATAGCGAGACTAATCAATGATTGCAACTAGCGACTTCACCGCCATTGTTGACGGTATCAAGTACGAATACAAGCAGGGCGAAGAAGTGGACGGCGATTTAAAGACGCTCGCCATTCTCAAGAACGCTGGCTTGCTTCGAGAACAAAAAAAGACTAAGACTAAGGAGAACTAATGGTTAATACTTCCATTGGCCTCATCGGTGTAGCGAAGCAAGCCGACAAGGCCACGCCAGCCACTAAGCCTACATACGTGCATGGTTTGACGGGCGGAAAAACCTTCAAACTCGACCGCACCATTACAGAGGCTGAAATAACGTGCGGCATCCGCACGGGGATTGACTCCTATGTGGAGAGCGTAATTCCAGGCGTAGACTTCGAGACCTACGGTTATGCTGACGTTGTGCCGCTGTACATATTCGCAGCTATGGGCAACATCGTGTCAGCCGCCAACAGCGCTGGCGCAGCTAAATACGCTCACACTATTACACTGGGCAACACTTTGCCTTATCTCACCTTCTGGGGTCGCATCGGTAACGAGTACACCCAGACATCGGGATGCAAGATTGACACCTTGGAGATGTCATTCGAGGGAAACCAACCGCTTGACTGGGGCATTACTTGCATCGGTCTTGATGCGACTATGGGGTTAACTTCATTCCCTGGTACTGTAGACCCATCATGTTTTGATGGATACTTTGTTCCGACTGGCGGCGAATTCTTGGTAGACACCGCATCGGGTACGCCGATTGCCGCTCCCGTCACCAAGGGCAGCATCTCTCTAAGCAACAGCCTAAGCGCTGACCCACTGGCTGGCGAGATTATGCCAGGAGATGTCGAGGAAGGTAAGCTCACCACATCTGGCAGTGTGACTATCAAGCCAGACGATGCAACACAGTATCGCCAGGCAATCACAGGAAGCGCAACAGGCACTAAGCCAACAGGCGAGATGATTTATGGCTCATTCAAGTGGACGTTTAAGCATTCCAAGAACTCCAACTACACGCTTGAAGTCACAGCAAGCCGCGTGCCATTCACTTGTGAGTTCCCAGACGTTGACCCGTCAGGCGGTGCAGCTGAATTCCAATTCGACTTCGCCAATATCGGTGTTGAGTCTAAGACCGACTCCCCGATTACATTCAAAGTTACGAATGACGTAGCGAGCTACGCCTAATAACAAACTAGGAGGACAACATGCAATACGGATTAACCAAGAACTTGAACGTATATTCGCCAGAACTCGGAACTGGCGAGATAGTGCCAGTAATGGCAGGCAGCTACATCATGGCTCTTAAATGGGTGCAGAGCAACGTAGAGGACGAGAGCGAGCATAACTTCTTCCATTCCATCGCTTGGGCATGGTATGGATTGAAGAAAGCGGGGTTGCTCGACAAGTACGAACTCCCCAAGAAGCTGACCTATGACAGCGCTATTGAGGTCGCGGACAAGATAACCATCTATCTCGATGATGTAGAGCCTGATTCGCTCCCTTTAGCGAAGGCCTAGCCTTTGACATCGCGCGTGTGGCGCTGGCATCAGGTCAAGACCTCTACGGACTGTGCAGAGCAGCTGACGAGTATCCAGAGGCTTACTGGTATTACTCCGAGGCGATTCTAACGAGGATAGAGGGCAAGACAAAGAAGGAATCGTTTAAGGAGAGGCGCGAGCGCACACGCAACGACAGATTACAAAAAATTAAGCAAAGGTTGGGGAAATAATGAACACAGAGACCATCTACTTTAGTAGCGGAGATTATGGAAACTTCGCAGTACAGATAGATGGTCTTTCTGATTTAATGAGCTATCTAAAAGAAGCTGACACGCGCCTTCAAAAGGCCATGATTGAAGGCCTTAAGAAGGCAGCTAGTCCAGTTCTCAACACTGCCAGAACCTACGCTCACTATATTCAAGACGATGGCACATATGCCAGCTCGCTATCTATTGCCAGCCGTAAATCAGGCACCCAATACGTTCTCAAGTCTGATGACCCAGCAGCTCCCGTTAAGGAGTTTGCTAACCGCGGAGCGACCTATATCCCTTCTAGGTCTGACAAGCGCACCAACGCGCGGAAGATGTCGAGCTTCCCCGTTGGCGTACCTAATAGGAGTTATCCGCCGCGTGTAATGGTCAATGCAGTTAATCGCAACCAGGAAACAGTCCTTACCAACATTACAACCGCTATTAACGAAGTATTGGAGCAGGCATAATGGGCAAAGCATCACTTACAATCGCCATATCAGGCGAATACAATTCCAAGGCGGTTGCTAAAGCTAAGGCGGACTTAGAGAAGCTAAAGACTACCGCTGCCTCGCAGATGGGCGGAGTGTCCTCTGCGCTGGTCAATGCAGGTGCCAAAATGGCGGAGTTCGGCGGGCAGGTCTATTCCGCAGGCGAGAAAATGTCAGCGTTTGGCACCAAGCTAACCAAGGGAGTAACATTACCAATTGTCGCGGCTGCGGCTGCGTGTGCATCGGCGGCAATTGATATTGACGATAGCCTTACGAGCGTCAAAAAGACTGTAGACGGAACAGAGGAGCAGTATCAATCTCTCAAGCAGGCAGCAATTGAGTTCAGCAAGACTAACGCTGTATCTGCATCGCAGATTCTAGACATTCAATCCTTAGGCGCACAGCTTGGCTTCGCTATTGATGAGCTTGATGAGTTCTCGCGCGTCACAAGTGGTCTCGACATTGCTACCAACATGGACGCAGAGACAGCCGCAACCGAGATGGCGCAGTTTGCCAATATTACAAAGATGGCACACACGCAGGTAAGCAACTACGCTTCTGCTATTGTAGGCTTAGGCAACAACATGGCCACGACTGAATCAGACATCTCCAGCATGGCTATGCGTATCGCTGCGGCTGGCACACAGGTAGGCATGTCACAGGCTGACATCCTAGGTCTGGCGGCTGCGTTGAGCTCCTTAGGCGTTGAAGCAGAGGCTGGCGGCACGGCAATATCAACAATCATGTCAACAATCGACAAGGCCGTTGCGACCAACAGCGAATCACTGGCCGACTGGGCAGCTACGGCGAAGATGAGTTCACAAGACTTCGCGGAGGCTTGGAAGAATGACCCAGTAGCAGCACTCTCGCACCTCTTATCCAGCATGGAGGAGACCACCGCAGAAGGTGGCAATATGTCGGTAATGCTTGAGGAACTGGGAATAGATTCCATCCGCCAGACTGACATCATGAAGCGTATGGCTGGCAACTCCGAGCTTGTGGCTAAGGCTGTCGCGCTCTCTAATGACGAATGGGAAAAGAACACCGCATTACAGAATGAGGTTGACAACCGCAACGCCTCGCTCTCCTCACAACTTGAGATGCTAAAGAACCGAGTAACGGCAGTAGCGGAAGAAGTTGGCGTGCCGCTGGTTAACGCTGCCTTAGACTTCGTAGATGCGGCAGAGCCAGTCATTCAGAAGGTAGAGGAAGCAGCCGAAGCCTTTAGCAACCTGGACGAGGACGAGCAAAAGCAGATAGTAAGCATGGTTGCCGCAGCGGCTGCATTCGGGCCCGTAATTACAGTTGTCGGCAAGCTGACATCTGGCACAGGTAGCTTAATCGTAATGCTGGGCAAAGGTGTACAGAAGCTAGGTGTGCTTACATCAGGCTTGAATAGCGCGGACACTGCAACACTCAAGGCTAAGGCATCCACTACCAAGCTAACAAGCGCACAAGAGGCATCCGCCACCGCCACCGCCAAGGCAACCAAGGCTACTAAGCTACTCAATGCAGCATGTAAGGCTACAGCGATAGGCTTGCTTGTAGACCTCGCAGCGCAAGTAAATGAGGAGTTTTCGGAGTGGTTCGATAGGGCACAGCTCGTCCAGGATGCGACTACTGGGTTAAGCTCGTCTGTAACATCGTTAGATACCGCTTACAGTGCGGCAGTGCTTAATATAGAGCCATTTACGGTTGCGGTAGACAACAACACGGTATCACTCACGTCCAACGCGCTAAGCGCAGAGGACTGCCTACAGGCGCAAGCTGACTTAGCCTCTAGCATGACAACTACCTTTCAGGAGATAGGCACTAACAGTGCCATGGTTGACTACTATTCTGGAGTAATAACCAAGCTGTCGGGCGCATATGACGAGAACGGCAACAAAATTAAGCTCACTCGCGCAGAGCAAGAGAAGCTGCGTGATGCGGTAGCTAACTTCAACGAGCTTACAGGCTCTAATATTGAGATATTAGATGCAGAGAACGGTAGACTGTCGGATAATGCTAACTCTATCCTTGCGGTTGCGGATGCGTACAAGCAAGAAGCTCAAGCGGAAGCAGCTCGTGCGCTTTATTCGCAGGTAACGCAACAGCTGATTCAAGACCAGTTAAGCCTTGAGGAAGCCACCAACAAGCTATCAGAAGCAGAGGAAGGCTTCGGTATATGGATAGGTGACTTCCCGATTATCGCAGATGAGGCCTCGGTTAATTATCACCAGTTAAAGTCAGATGTGGACGATTTACAGGCGGCTACTGATTCAGCCACAACTACCCAGAGCAAGTTGCTAGACATGATCACAAGCTCCACGGGTAAGTTCGACACCTTAGAATCAGCACTAGCATCATGCGGAACAGCCATGAGCGACTTCGGAGAGCTGTCAGAGGAGCAACTTAACGGCCTACAGACTGACTTTGACGGGTCGTTGAGCTCGATTGTAACCAGCTGCAACAACTACGGTATTCAGGTGCCGCAATCACTAGCAGACGGCATCAACGCCAACGCCAGTACGGCCACGGATGCAGCAACTCAACTAGGCGCGAACATGGACGCAGGCACAGCGGCTGGACTTAACAGCGGCGAGGCGCTTGAAGCGGCGGAGACTAGTAGCGAATCAATACTAGACAAGATTAAGAACTTCTTCGGCATCCACTCCCCTTCTACTGTCATGCAGGAAATAGGTCAGAACATAGACCAAGGACTAGCCAACGGCATAAGCAACAATGCAAGCACCGCCACAACTAGCATGGGCAACGTATCAACGGGTGTACTTAACCAGATTAACGGACTGCCTTCTAGCGCCAGAAGTATCGGCTCTAATGCCTCTAGCCAGTTCGCGTCAGGTATTGGGAGTGGGTCTAGTAATGCTAATAGTCAAGGTCGCACAGTAGCTAATCAGGCTAAGTCTGGCATAAGTAGCGTATCTGCGAATCAAGCTGGCGCGAACTTCACACAAGGCTTTAGCTCGGGCATGAGCTCTGTTAACTTATACAACGTTGCATGGAATCTCGGCAAGTCTGCTCTTAGCGCCATAAAAGGCGCATTGGGTATTGCTTCCCCATCCAAGGAGGCTAAGAAGGTAGGTGCGTGGTTCGGCGAAGGTGCTGTAATCGGCATGCAATCGACCGAAAAGGACATCGAGAACGAAGCTGACCGCATGTCAGAAGCTATGTCACTCAATCCAACACTCGGAATCTCACGCTCGGGCAACAATAGCGGTATCAAGGTTAGCGGCGGCACTGTAATGAACATCAGCTTGAATGTCACTGTGACAGATGCAGCGGCATCCGCAGTTGAGGCAGGCAAGAACATCGCGGCTGGCCTATACACAGAGTGGGCAAGACGCGAAAGGACGTTCGCATAATGCGACCAAACTTATCAGAAGTTGGATGCAGCGGGATAGTATATGACGATGAGAATCTATCAGACACCTTCGAGGTTCACGATATATCTATCCCGTTGTTGCCAGAGATTGACGCAGTATCACAGGAGCTGGCAAAGCGACCAGGAGCTTATTTCGCGCTCCGAAAAGTACTAACTAGAGACATAACACTCAAGCTGGCGATTAACGCAGAATCGCGCTGTCCAGTAGACATCTTCGAGGCATGGAAAGGTGTGTCGGATAAGGTTGCGAAGAATGAGCCAAAGCCTCTATATCTTAATAACGATATCTATATTAACGCTATGTTGGTTGGCGAATCTAACATCGAGCTACTAGGCTACCGAGGCGCGATTGAACTAACCTTCCGCGCGTATGACCCGTTCTTCTACGGGCAGACCCACACCGAAACCATAGGAGACACAGTAACCATCGAGGGCGGCGAATACGTCTATCCCACATTTACGATTAAGACCACGGCAACGACAGTTAAGCTCACAGCTCCTACGGGCGAGGTAATCCAAGTAGACAATCTCAAGTCAGGCGCAACGCTTATAGTAGACACCGAAAAGCAGCTCTGCACGGTTAACGGCAATTACGCGCCAATTAACATTGAGGTAAGCGACTTCTTTTCTCTCGCGTTGGGCGAACAAAAGGTCACCATAACAGGCGGCACGGGTACATACGATTATACGGAGCGCTGGTTGTGATGATATTCTACTTATTCGACAGGTGGGGCAAGCAGCTATCCACGTTAACGGATGTCATATCAGCTGTGCACATGGACGAAGTGAACGGCGAAGATAGTCTCACTATCTCATTGCCTAAATGCGGCCTAATCAAGGGTCAGCGCATAGTGTGGAAGGACAAGTGGAACGAGTGGCATGAACATATAGTTAACGAAGTCACTAGCGACCACACCGAGGACGGACTACTCTACGAGACAGCCTATTGCGAGAACTCTATCACGGAAGTAATGCTTGATTATGTAGAGGACTTACGTTGCGCCAATTATAGCGCGAAGGATGCTCTCACTAAGGCATTAAGCGTCACACGCTGGCAGGTAGGCTCTACAACTGACCTCGGATTAAAGACCACGAACTTCTATCACGAATCGGCTTATGAGGCCTTATCGGACGTGCTGGATACGTGGTCGGGTGAGTTTTCTACCACCATAGAGGTAAGCGGTGAGGGCGTATCGGCTCGCAAGTTTAACATCCACGCCCAACGTGGCGAAGATAACGGCAAGTACTTCTCTTATGAGAAGGATATGCAGAATATCCAACGGGTAGTGTCTAGCGATGATGTGATTACAGCATGTTACGGATACGGAAAAGGTCTCCAGAATCTCGATGATGATGGCGAATGGACTGGTGGATATGAACGCAAGCTCACATTCGGGGATGTGAACGGTGGTCTCGATTATGTCTGTGATGAGGACGCAAAGCTCAAGTGGGGTCATTTAGATGCACAAGGGAACATTAAGCATTCCTTCGGCAAGGTTGAGTTCAGTGATTGCGAGGATGCGACCGAGCTTCTGGAACTTACTAAGGCATATCTCGAGACAGTTAAACAGCCTCGCGTAGAGTACACAGCAACGGTTATTGACCTCGCCGATTACGGGTATGCGTTCGAGGATGTCCGCACTGGAGATGTAGTCGCGATACGCGATAAAGACCTAGACGAACGCCTTACAGCTCGCGTATTGTCGGTTAAGCGCTACCTATTTAACGAGGAGCTCACCGAGATTACGCTAGGTAACACATCGCGACTAATCGGGGATGTTATATCCTCTACGCGAGCAGACCTGAACTGGATTAAGAATCACTCTGCGTCATGGGATGGAGCTGCAACAGTTGGCGAGGACTATCTAAACAAGGTAATCGCTAACCTCAATACGCAGCTCAACACCACGGGAGGATACACCTACTGGACACAAGGCGAAGGCATTATTACCTACGACAAGCCAGTTGACCAGAACCCAACGCAGGCTATTCAGATATTAGGCGGCGCGTTCAGAATTGCCAACTCTAAGACCTCAAGTGGTGAGTGGAACTGGCGCACATTCGGCACGGGAGACGGGTTTACAGCTGACTTAATCACCGCAGGGCAATTAGTCTGCGGTGACAATATCATCGACCTCACGAACGGCACAATCGACTTCAAGACGGGCAAGATAACAGGCGGAGACGGTAAGACCGTGTTCAACCTGAATGACGGTACGTTAATCTTCTATGACGATGAGGGTAACATCATAGCTGGTATTGAGTCAGCTGGCGGAGACTTCTACGCGAAGCGAGTAGGCGAACCGAGCGGTAAGTCATACCTACAGGTTGCGGAAGTGTCTAGCGGCTTCGGCGGCCTCGAATACTGCCAGAACGGAGTTAATAGTCTATGCATTACGCCAACGGCTAATGCCACGGTTGGCCGTCAAGGTCTAACGATGTCGGACAACGGCTACTACTTCTTAAGCGAGACTTATAACTATAGAGCTGGAACGGACTCATCAGCTAAAAGAAGCATCAATCTATATACACCTACCACCCAAGCCGATGTAATTAACGGAGGTTCGATTACTACGGGAGACCCAGGCGCATCCTGGCTACTTCTAAACGCGGACGGAACATCTTCACAGTTAAGGTGCTCTGGAGGTCTTACAACCAGCGCACAGGGAGACTTGTACCTAATCAGCAATACGACCACGGTTATTCGCGGAGGCAGCTACAAGTATCAAATATCTATTGATTCAGGCTCATTTACTGTACGTGTGGGCAACGAGGGATTCCGCTACACAAGCGGTGAGTCTTTGACATTTCTTAAATGGAGCTAGGAGGACACATGGCAACGCTAGAAGAAATACAGCAACAGTTCATAGACGCAGGCTTAGAGCCTCCAACTGGGATAGTCGAATCACAGGAAATGCAGCTTATACGCAAGCTAGTAGCGCTTCTGGAGGCCTCTATAACGCCAGCTCTAACGCTTATCCCAAACAAGCATAAAACCGATATACAGACCGCCTACAACGAGTTAAAGGAGCTGATAGATGGCGATTAGAACAATACCCATAACGCTAGACCTCAACAAGTCTAGCGGCAGGCAAGGACGTATCAAGCCGCTAATCATACGCCGCGGCGAATACACGGATACCGACATCGTGGCCACGCTCACTAACGACCATGAAGCGCTTAACCTCACTGGCTACACGATTAAGCTCATGGCACGCAACAGAGCTGGCCAATACGTACGAGATTCAGTCACCAAGACTAATAGCGCGAAGGGCATATGCACCTACACGATGACTAGCAATATGGCCGCCATGACGGGAGACATACGTCTCGCATACTTCGAGTTATCTACCGACAGCGGAAAGATTACCTCGGATACGTTCAGCATTATTGTGCTTGAGGACGTGGATATATCAGACGCACAAAAAGCCGCATACCAAAACGAGATAGACGCGATGCTCGCCGATATGCAAGCAGACTTGGACAAGTTCGCGAGCGATTCCCAAGCGGCGATTAAAAAGGCTACGGATGCGGCTGATGCAGCCAATAAGGCAGCCACTAATGCGGATGCGGCGGTAGGAGCTGCGATAGACGCAAAGGTCGCGGACGCAGTAGCCGCAGAAGTCGCAAAGCAAGCAGGTATCACCTTTGCGGTTGACCCAGACGATAACGGAATCAACATAATCTACAACGGATAGGAGACCAATGGACACATCAGCACTTAACACACCACGCGAGGATACGCATCAGCGTATCGCCAGCGCGCTAGAGCGTCAGGCAGCCGCGCTTGAGGGCAACGTCACAGGCGGCAAACTGGTTCGCGAGAACGGCGAGTACAACATCGGCGAGTTCTTTAAGTACCGCGCATCAACCGAAATCTACTCGGTAGACATCCCGCAATACAGCAACACATCCACCACGACTTGCATCAAGTCAGACGCTAACGCAGGATTGACGATTACACCTTCCACTGCCACAAGCGCAAACACTGACGATTACGCAGGTTTATCCACGTTTGCTTGCATGATGGGCAACATCACAGTAGATGATGATGGCACGCCGCACGTAACAGCTATTGCAGGCGATAGTTATTACTCCAAAGACGGCTCTAATGGTGACGTATTCACTATCGCTCCAGTGCTTTACTGGTCGTTTACAGACCTTGGCAACGGCTACGACCGTCTATCAATCTCGGAGACATGCTACCCATGGATGCAACCACAGCCGAACGCTAAGCTACCTGACGGCTCGCTTCGTAAGTTCATGTGTTACGCGTCCTACGCTGGCTCTAAGGTTGATAGCAAGCTATGTAGCGTATCAGGCAAGCCACTATGGAATCGCTCGTACTCACATAACACCTCACACGGCACTATGGTTACTGCCAAGGGCAAAGGCTGGGGCGGCAAGACCGTTGGTGACGATTGGTATGTGTACGTAATGTACATGATTAAATACGCCAATAAGTCCTCGCAAAACGTATTCGGCGGTTGCACAGGATACGACTTACACATCCCGATTACAGTAGCAGAGAGCGGCGTTCAGCGCGTCATTGTATCCACGGCAAATGCGGCAAAGATACTTGTCGGGTCGGCGCTCATGTATGGCACTACTACATCAGCTAGCAACGACCGCAACGCGTCTACTAGCTACGACATATTCGATGCGGCGGTAGTAACGAAGAAGGAAACCTACGACAGCGACAACGTGGCAGTCTATGTTGCTACATCAGCTACCTTTGATACAACGGTGGGAACTTACCTAGCCAGTGCGCCGTATTACAGTGGCTATTGCGACACAGTGCGCGGCACAGACGGCTCGCCCGTTAACCCCAAGAACTCAACCGAGCCATTCAAGATACAAAACATCGAAGTCATGGTTGGCGCGTATGAGGTCTTGAGCGACATCATCTTGAAGGGTTCGCCAACGCAAGAAGTCTACAGATGCTACGACAGTGCGAATTACTCAACGGCTATCACTGATAACTACGTCAAGATTGGCGAGTTTACAGGTACAGCGAGCGCGTGGAATTACACCAAGGACGTTGTCAACGCTGATGGTTTATTGCTCCCACAAGGCTACGGCGCGACCACATCAACGGGCAACGGCGATGGCTGGTATTTGCCAGCCGCATCAACGTCCACTTACGAGTG